GACGGCCGTTTCGATCAGGTATCCGCCGACGTAGAGGAAGAGCGTCCCGTTCCCCGTCGCCGGTCCGGTGATCGTCACGTCGAGCGTCGCCGGCGTTCCGGCCGCGTCGTCGACCGGGATACACCACAGCTCGCCGAAGGGATCGTTCGCGAGGTACTTCGACACCATGCGGTGAAGCTGCGAGCCGACCCCGAAGAGGTCCCGCGCCTGTCCTACGCTGGCGACCTGAACGGCGACCTCGGCCGTCGCCACCCCGGCTGCGACCTTCTGGCCGATGAGGAGGCTCTTCGGGTTGTCGCTCCCTCCGGCCGCGGCCGAGTTGTCGATCTCGACCCAGAAGAGCGGAACCCGGAGGTTGCTCGGAATGTTGGTGAACGGAACGCCCATGGTTTAGGCCTCCTTCTTTTTCGGTTTCGACGAGGCCTTCGGTTTCGACAAGGCCTTCGGCTTCGTCGCGGCCTTCGGCTTCGTCGCGGCCTTCTTCTTTTTCGCCGGCGCGGCGCTCTTCGGCGCCTTCTGCGGCTCCTCTGCGGCCGGAGGCGTCGCAACGCGAACGCAGTCCCCGGCGCGGAGCTTCCGGAGCCAGTAGCGCGTCATGGGGACTTCTGCGCCGGCCTTCGGGACAAACTTCCCGCCGTTCGCGCCGGCGCTCCCGTCCATGGGAAAGCGGATCATCCGGTCGCCGCGCGGCTGAACCATCATTGTGTTTGCGCTCTTGCCCTTCATCAGCTCCCGCTCCTCATGCGTCGAGGTCCTCGAGATCCAGCTCGGCGTCGATGTCGCCGTCCGGCGCCAGAGGATCGCCCTCGAGCTGGTCTACGTCGATCGTGATGTCCTTCAGATCGTCCAGATCGGCCGGGTCGTATTGCGCCGTGTGCTTCAGCTCGAGGAGCATCCGACACAACCCTTTGCGCCCGTCGCCGCTCCCCTCGAGGATGATCTCCGCTCGGACCACGTCGACCGCTTCGTACTGCGACAAGAACGCCGGGACCTCCGGCGTCGTCGGCGGCGAGGATCCCGGATCGGTAAACAGCGCTTGCTGTACCAGCTCGGCGAGGTCGTCCACCTTCCCCGCGAGCGCTGCGTCGTCCGCTCCCGCGTCGCCGCTCGCCGCTTGCGTCTCGAAGCACTCGATCACGAGATCGTGCGTCACGTCGAAGAAGATCGGCGCGCCTCGCCGGCGCTCCAGCGTCGCCGGCGCGAAGACGTTGATCATCGGGAGCGACCCGACCGGGACCGTCGTAGTCGTCCTCGAGTCGAAGATCGACGCGGCCGGGACGACGGCCGTTACAGTCGCCGAGGCCTTGAGGCGCGCGACGATGTCCGTCCGAGCGTCTTTCCGGTCCGCTTGCGCTCCCATGGCTCACGGTCCGTGCAAGTAGAGCTTGGCGGACCCGCGCCCGTCCGGCTCTACTTCCTCGACGGTGTAGGGAGAGGACCCGTCGACGGTCAACGTGTCGCCGGGGACCGGCGCCGTCGAGCCTGTGTCGAGGTCGAGGAGCCGGAGATCTACGACCGGCCGGCGAGCTGCGAGGCCGGCCTCCGCGGGTCCGAGCTGGACCTCCTCGTAAGGCCGGTCGAAGACGCCGTCGAAGCTGAACGGACCTCCCCCCGCGGCCGGCGTGTAGACGATCTCCGAAGAGAATTCGTCACGCGCAGCCGTGATAGGTGCGTCGGCGAGGTCCCATGCCACCGATTAGCCGAGGTTCGTGTATTCGTAGAGGACCGCAAACTTCCCCGCCGTGAAGGCCTCGACCGCGATCGTGAAGATGAATTGCCGGCCGGCCGCGTTGTTGACGCGCTCGGAGTAGTCGGCCGCGTCGCCGCTCTGGATCCCGTCCGTGATCACGCCGGCGTCGAGCCAGTTACTCACATCGGCGATGTCGAGCGCCGCCAGTAGGCCGGCCGCGTCGTCGGTGTCGATCCCGACCGCCATCGTTCCGGCATCCGTCGCCGAGGTACACGTCGTGATCCCGAGGAATTGCGTCCGCGTGATCACGGTGTTATCCGGAAGGGTCGGACCCTTCACGATCGTACCGATCGCTCCGCCGTCCTCGTCGAAATCGTAGTACACGACTCCCCACTGACGTTGCGGGACGCCGGGGACGAGGCAGACGTTGACGAGCGCGGTCCCCGCGGCCGCGGCCTCGGCGAAGAAGCCGACGCACGGACCGACCTCCTCGACCGACACGGTCGGCGCGGTCGGCGTCGCTGCGTCGAGGCCGCTCACGTCCGCATAGGCCGGCTGTCCGGCCGCGCACGCGAGCGCCGTGTCCTTCGTCAGCTCGAAGATCCCGGTCCGCTTGAGCGAGACCGACTCGTTCGCGGCCGCGTCCATCTGCGCGACGCCGATCAGCGAGAGCGCCGCGAACCAGACGAGGTCCCCGGAGGAGACGGCTACGTCCGTCGTGACGGTGACAATGTCACCATGTGCTTGGAAAGTCAGCATCGGGAAAAGCTCCTCTTACGCTCCAGCGTTGCGAATCAGGCCACGGTGATCGACGACGCCGGCGCCGAAATCGAGGCGCGCCTTGACCTCGACGCCGTCGACCTCCCACCCGGCTTTAGTGCTGATCTGAACGCCTTCCTCGCCGGCGAGGTAGGCGTACTCGATCGTATCGATCCGGTTCGGCTCGGCGGCCATGTACCAGATATCGGCCGAGTTGTCGTCGAGCCGCGGCTCGGCGATCGGGACGAGGCTCCGGACGAACGCCGGGACGGCGTTCCCGACCTCGGTTGCCATGATGATCGTCAGCTCCTGATCCATGGCCGTTTCGTGCGCGGCCGGGAAAATCACGTAGCGCGGCGCGATGTTCAGGAGGCGATCGTCGTCGAGGTCCGTCTGTCGCTTCATCAGGAGGCGACCCTCGCCGAAACGAGCCGCGTTCGGCGCGCCAGCGTCGCCCGCGACGTTGTTGTGGTCCGCGTGGAAGAGGTCCGTCCCGTCCGCCATGGCGGCGTTGTTGATCAGGAGGTTGTAGACCGTGTCGCTCTCGAGGTCGGCCGCGGCGGCGCCGTAGATTTGCGAGATCCGCGTGAAGGCGTCGAGGTCGTCGTTCACCAGCGTTTGACGGGTGATCGCGACGATCCGGCCGAAGGTCTCGAGCGCATAGGTCTCTTGTCCTTCGTGCGTCCGGCCGTAGGTGTACTCGCCGCCCTGCTCGACCGCTGCGAGGCCGAGGCCTCCGGAGAGCTGGATCCGGCGAATGGTCTTGAAATCGTTCGCGGAGACGCGACGGGTCCACGGGAGGAACGTCCGCGGCGTGAGGTCGTATCCCATGCGGAGGCTCTTGTTCGCGACATCGGCGAGGACGAGCGGGAAATCGCTCGTCGAGAGCATCCCGGCCGCGCGGCTCTGCGCCGTCCCCATGCCGAGCGCCTGCTCGGCGATCCTCGAGCCGGACATAAACCGCGTGTCGACGCCGGACCGTTCGAGGCAGTCGCGCGCGATGTCGATCAGCGATCGGTGTACGTACTCGGCCTCGAGCGATCCGCGCTCGACGGTGTAGAGCTTGGCGCCGTCTGCGTCCTTCGCGTGAGGGAAAGCACGGTGCATCAGCGCGCCGGCGATCGCCTCGCCGCGCTTCTGGTGCTCCTCGTCGCCGACCGTCACGTCCGAGCGCGTCGAGCTACCTCCCGCGGCCTCGTCCCGAGCTGCGGCGGCGTCGATCAGCTGTCCGCGCGCCGCGTCGAGCGACACCTTCGGGTTGCCGAGCAGCTCGACGACCTTGTCGTCGCTCTCGCCGAAGCGGAGCGTCCGCGCCGTGAGCCGGATCCCGGCCTGTCGCTCGGCCTCGGCCTTCGCGCCTTCCGCCTTCGCTTCCTCGAGCTTGCGCTCCTCTTCGACGGCCTTCGCCTCGTCGGCGGCGCGCTTCTCTTCGGCGATCTGTTCGGGTGTCTTTGGCGGCATTTCTTCTCTCCCTTCCGGGTTGCTACGTTGGCTCTCCGCGTAGGCTCGAGCCTCTCGGACAGTTGCACCTTGATCGGCGCCGATCGGAACCTGAGAGACCTCGAGCGGCTTCCAGCGCGTCGCCGTCAGCTCCTCGAGGATCCCCTTCTTCTCGTCGGCCTCTCGCGTGATCGTGTTCTCGTCGATGTTGAAGCCGACGCTCACGTTCTGAAGGATCCCGCGCTTCACGGACCCGAAGCGCTTCTCCGCAAGCTCCGTCTCGTCGAAGCGGACGCGGACCCGCGCCTCCTTCCCGTCGTCGATCGTGAGGGAGTCCTTCACGATGATCCCGAGAACGGCGTCGAGCGAATAGGCGTTGTGTGCGTCGAGGAACGGCGCGCGACCGCTGTTCAGGAAATCGGCGTCGATCGCCTTCCGGCTGATCTCGAGGCTCTGCTCGTACTCCTCGACCTGCCAGCTCCCCGGCTTGAAGCGCCAGCGCTTGACCGCCGCCCCCGTCGAAACGACGACCTCGACCTCCCGGCTCTCCTCGTTCACGCTCTGCGGCGCGAAATCCCCGCGCAACATCAGCGGCGGAGGTGAGGGAGCTTCAGCCTTGCGTGTCTTCGGGGGCATTGCTGGTAGGAGTACACGGACCGGAATCGCGTCGTCAAGCGCGCTGTTCTCGAGCGGTTGTAGCTACTTGCGAGATTCTCGTAGTTTCCGATCCGGCGATCGCGACGGCGTCCCGCGGTTGCGGAAAAATCAGGCGACGGCCTCTTCGTCGTCCTCGATCTGATCCTCGTCGTCCTCTTCCTCGTCGAGCTGCTCGTCGTCCTCTTCCTCGTCGACGACGGCCTCTTCCTCCTCCTCGGCCGGAGCTGCGGAGCCTCCGAGCCACGGGAAGGAGATCCCGGCCTCCTCGAGAGCGGCGCGGGTCGCGACCTCCTCGGCGAGCCACTCCTCGAAATCGATCCCCTTCCCGGCGAGGAGCGCTCGGAGGCCTCCCGTCGCCGCCAGCTCGCCGGCGTCCGCCTTCGTGTCCTTCTCGCGGTCGACCTCCTGCCAGCGCGGCGCCGTCCACTTGACCGGATAGGCCGCGGCGAGGTCGCCGTCGATCGGCTGCGGGAGCTTCCCGTCCGCGATCGCCGCCTCGAGGAACCACTTCCAGACCGGCGCGCAGAGCATCGGGACGACGAGGTTCGCGCGCAGCGCGTCGACGCTCCGACGAAACTCGATCAGGCCGGCGCGGATGCTCGAGAAGTTGACCTTCGATAGGTCCCCCGAGAGCAGCTCGTAACTGAGGCCGACCGCGGCGGCGATCGATTGCAGCTCGGCGCGCTTGTATGCGTCGTATCCGCCGACCCCATGCGGCGTGTTGAAGGTGACGCTCTTCCCGCCTCGGCAGATCGCGAGGAGACCCGGCTCGAGCGTCTCGACCGGGTCGCCGTTCGTGTCCGTCACGGCCGGCGCGATCCCTTCCTCGTTCTCGTCGTCGGAGAAGATGATCCCGGCGACGCACGCTTCGACCCTCTTCCGCATCAGCTCGGCGTCCTCGTAGCTGTCGAGGTCCCGGAACCTCCGGATCGCCGGCGTGAGCCACGGGACGCCGCGGACCTGTCCCGGCCTCTGAGGCTCGTAAAGGTGCGCGATGTCGTCGGCGACGACGCGGACCGTCTCGCGGCCGGCGCGGAGCGACACGATCGTCTCTCCCGGATGGCTCTTCAGAATGTGGAAGGCGACCCGGCGCTCTGTCGGACTAAATTCGATCCCCTGAACGATGCGAGCGCCGGCGTCGCCGAGCTGCGTGCTCTTGCTCCCGTCGAGCTGGTCCGCCTCGAGGATCTGGATCTGGACCGGGACCGGGAGCCGGTCCTCGCGGCGCCGGCGCCGGCGACGAAGGAGGACCTCGCCGCTCTCGAGGAAGCTCCGGACCGCGAGCGCTTGTACGCCGTAGAAGCCGATCGGGAGCGCGCCGCACGCGCAGCGCTCCCAGCTCCGCCAGAGCTGATCGACCTCGGCGTCGAGCGCCGGGTCGCCGGTGTTGCTCTTCGCTCGGATCCCGTCGCCGACGATGTTCGACGAGAGCGCGCGGACGGCCGCGGCGGCGTAGGCGTTGTTTCGGAGGAGGTCCCGGCTCCGCTGACGGAGGAGGCTCGCCGCGGCGCCGACCTCAGCGTTCGCGCTCGACCCCGTCGTGATCCATCCGTCATTTCGCCGGCCTTTCCCGGCGCCCTCGTAGCTCCGCTCGGCTTTCTTGAACCACGTCCGCGGGTCATACCACGCCATTACAGGCCTCTCTTTGTCGTCGTGAGATGATACGGCTTCGGCCTCGAGGAGCCGGCGAGCTGGCGCTTCATATCCTCGATCGTCGCCTTCATCTCGGCGCGGCTCCGGTACACGACGCGCTTGTCGCCGTGTCCAACGCTCAAAACGCCGCGGTAGTACGCCGCCTCGATCGTGTCGATGTCGGCCTGTGTCGGGGTTGCCATTGCGTCGCCTCTCCTCAGTCGAACCAGTGACCACGCCGGCCGAGGCCTCCGCGCTTGATCCACCGATCACGCTTCGGCCTCGACCGCGTAGACGTGCGCCTCTTACCTTCGGCGGCGCCGCCGATCGAGTCAAGCGCGGCCTGAATCGTATTCCGGTCCGCCTTCCACCCGTGCAGAGCTGCGAGCGCGTAGACCCGGAGGTCGAGCGCCTCGTTCCTCCGGCCGCTCGGCAGCTCCCAATATCGGACCTTGAACCCGCGGGAATACTTCGTCTTGAGCCGCTCGGCCGTGAGCTGCTCGAAGTAGCTCGGATCCCGGTCGGCCGGGAAATGGCAATAGCCGGGACCCGGCTCGGCCTTGCGGAGCCGCGAGTAGATCGACTCCTTCGCCGAGTCGACGCCGATCACGTAGAGGTCGATCTTCCCCTTGTTCCGCCTCGTCGGGACCTTCGGCCAGAGCTTCGCGCGGTTCGCCTTCCCCTTGACCCCCCAGACCCGGAAGCGCTGGAGCGGCTTCACGAAGGCGTAGACGTTCAAGGCCTGAAAGCCTGTGTCGACGCACGCCGCGGCGAGCTTGTAGTCGTGTCCGTTCGCTCCCTTGTAGCTCGCCTCGCGGAGGACCTTCCGCAGCTCGGACCAGACGGAGCCGAAGACCTTCGGGTCGACGGACGTGTCGCCGTAGATCGAGAAGTAGTCGATCGACCAGCTCTCCTCCCCGATCCCCCACCCGACGACCTCGACCTCGAAACGGTCGGCCTGTACGTCTACGCCGGCCGTGAGCACGCCGACGCCGAGCGGAACGTCCGGACCCTTGCAGCCGGGACCGTACTCCTCGCGCCGTGCGAGGAGGTCGCTCTCGTCGACGCTCTCGCCGTCGTCGAGGCGCCAGACCTCGCCGAGGATCGTGTTCACGAAGACGCGCAGCGCGGCCGGGTCCTTCCGACACTTGAGGAAGGCGCGGACGACATCGGGCCACGTGAGCCACGGCGAGTAGAGGCTCGAGATCCAGTAGCCGACCGCGCGAGCGTCGCGCTTGATCGGCGGGTCGAAGCTCTGGCGCAGCTCCTCGGCCTCGTCCTCCGGTGTCGGCTCCCAATAACCGCGCTCGAGCATCCACGGTTTACGGCTGTTCGCGATCAGCTCCTCGCACGCTTCGCACTCGTAGCGCGCCTCGCTGGCGTCGCCGGCCGGCCATTTGACCCGGCTCCACGCGAGGACCTGATACGTCCCGCAATGAGGACACGGGACCAGAAAACGCCGCTGATCCGTCGCGGCGTACTCGGCTTCGATCCGGCTCTCGAAGGCGACGGTCGGCGTCGATGTCTTGAGCTTCTTCCGGTTGTGGAAGGTCGTCGTCCGGCGCTCGGCGATCTCGACCGGGTCGCCCTCGCCGGGGATCTCTTTGAT